AGTTTGAAGTTCAAATGAAAGAACTTGATGTAGATGTGTTTAAGTTAGAAGTAGCAGATAAACAAAATGCTAGAGGTATGTTTAGCAAAGATTGGACTGCTAGAATAATAGGTTTATTTACTATTGGTGGTTTTTTAGGCTACATATTTTTAGTAACCTTACAACCACCAGAGCAAAACAGCGAAGCGTTAATTAACTTAGTGCTTGGCTATTTAGGAGGACTAGCGAGTGCAATTATTTCGTTTTATTTCGGAGCATCTCACACCCCCGATAAAGGAGAGTAACATGCAAATATCACAAGAAGGCATAACGCTTATAAAACATTATGAAGGTTGTCCCAAAGATGCAGATGGTAATGCTGTGTCTTACAGATGCCCAGCAAATAAGCCAACAATTGGTTATGGGTCTTTAAAATTAAAAGATGGCACACCTGTTGAAGATAACATGACTATTACTATGGAAGAAGCTGAAGAATTATTAGCTCATGAACTTAAAGAATATGAGGGTTATATTCATGATCTAGTTAAAGTTCAATTAAATCAAAAACAATTTGACGCTTTAGTATCTTGGGTTTTCAATTTAGGCCCAACTAATCTCAAAAATTCAACTTTATTAAAAGTTTTAAATAGCACGCATGTTGATTGGGCAGATATACCATATCAAATACAAAGATGGAATAAAGTAAATGGTGAGGTAAATGAAGGATTAGTAAAAAGAAGAAAAAGTGAAGCTTTGTTGTTTGAAGGCAAAGATTGGACTGAGGTGTAAATGCCTTTACAAAAATTAGTTTTTAGACCAGGTATTAATCGAGAGGGTACTGCTTACGACAACGAGGGTGGTTGGTTTGATTGTAACTTGGTGCGTTTTAGAAAAGGTCGACCAGAAAAGTTTGGTGGCTGGGAAAAATTATCATCTTCCACATACTTAGGCACAGCTAGAGCATTACATGGATGGATATCATTAGGTGGTACAAAGTACCTTGGTATAGGAACACATCTTAAATACTATATAGAAAGTGGTACAGTATTTAACGATATAACACCAATAAGATTAACAACATCCGCAGGTGATGTGACATTTTCTGCCACAAATGGTGATGCTACCATAACCGTTGCAGATACTGCACATGGGGCTGTAAAGAATGATTTTGTAACATTTAGTGGTGCATCTTCATTGGGCGGTAACATCACCGCTGCTGTTCTAAATCAAGAGTATCAAATAGCAACCATAGTTAATGCTAATAGTTACACCATAGAAGCTAAAGATACTTCTGGTTCAACTGTTACTGCAAACTCTTCTGACAGTGGTAATGGCGGATCTTCAGTTGTAGGTGCTTACCAAGTTAATGTCGGTTTAGATGTTTTCGTTCCTGGCACAGGCTGGGGTATAGACGGTTGGGGGGCAGGTACTTTTGGTAGTACAAGTGCCTTAGATGCAACGAATCAATTAAGAATTTGGTCGCATGATAATTTTGGTGAAGATTTAATTATAAATCCAAGAGCTGGTGGTATATTTAAATGGACAGAGAATAATGGTGTTACAACACGAGCTGTAGAGCTATCAGGTATATCTGGTGCTAATTTAGTGCCAACAGTAGGCTTACAAGTAATAACATCAGAAAAAGACAGGCATTTAATAGTTTTAGGTGCAGATCCAATATCAGGCTCTTCAAGAACAGGTAGTATAGATCCGATGTTAATTGCATTTAGTGACCAAGAAAATGAACTAGATTTTGAGCCACTAACAACAAATACTGCTGGTTCATTAAGATTATCTAGCGGTTCTGCAATCATTGGTGGCGTAAAATCTAGACAAGAAATATTAGTATGGACTGATACTTCATTGTATAGCATGCAGTTTATTGGACCACCATTCACCTTTGGTATAAATTTAATTAACGAGGGTGTAGGTTTAGTAGGTCCAAAAGCCGCTGTAACTGCACCACAAGGCGTGTACTGGATGAGTTATAACAATTTTTATGTTTATAACGGATCTGTGCAACATTTACCTTGCTCTGTGCATAACTATGTGTTTAACGATATAAACTTGACACAGTCTTTTAAAATACATGCTTTTACAATAGCAGATAAAAATGAAGTAGGATGGTTTTACTGTTCTGCTAGCTCAAGCGAAATAGATAGATATGTAATTTATAATTACGCTGAAAACATATGGTTTTATGGACAACTTGTAAGAACAGCTTGGTTAGATGCTGGTATAGAAAACTATCCTAGAGCTGTTGGTAACAGCTATCTATTTCAACAAGAAAAAGGTTTTAATGATGATGGTTCACCCATGACTAATGTTTTTATAGAGAGTTCTGATATGGATATAGGTGATGGAGAACAGTTTAGTTTTATAAAAAGAATCATACCAGACTATAAATTTATACAAGATGATAACAATGGAAATGTTAATGTTGTCCTAAAAACTAGAAACTTTCCAGGCGATAGTCTAACTACAAATTCTACAAGTGTCATAAACTCATCTACTCAACAAGTATTTGTGCGTAGCAGATCAAGACAAATGGCTTTGCGTTTTGAATCAGATGATGATGCTACAAATGATGGCAATTTATCTATTGGTTGGCGTTTAGGTGCTACTAGAATAGATATTAAGCCAGATGGTAAGCGATGAGTAAAATATTACAAACTCAATTACCATTAGCTTCTGAACAAGTTACATCAGATATTTTTAATAGATTAGTAAGAATACTAGAAATAAATCTTGGTGCCGTTGATTTAGATAACGTACGTCAAATAAGTGATGCAGAAAAAAATACTTTACAGTTTAATGCTGGTAGCATCATTTGGAATACCACTGTGGGCGTTTTGCAAGTATACACAGGTAACGAATGGGTGGATATTGGTGAAAGATTTTTGCCCAAAGGGTTTGAAATGGCTTCAGATGTAGGTAGTGTTTCTGTTAAGACTAATGGTGATATTACAATAGAATTATGATAAATACAGCAGAACAACTTATATATCAACCAAAAAACCTTTTACTTATGTATCCAAGTGATTGGTATGTGCAAAAGGAAACCTTAGATGCCGTTAGAAATTCAATACAACCTATAGTGGATTTTTATGAAGATAGTGGTGTAAACGATAGAAAGAACACTGCTTTAGATAAAATAATACAAGAGCCACTTAAAGATGTGTATACAGTGCCTTTCTTTTCAGACAAGTTTTGTAGCGTCTTATTAGATGAAATGCATAATTTAGAAAGGCATTATGGCTTTAATCCTAATCCAGAAGAGGATGATTTAAGACAAATACCAGAAATAACTTTTCAAGATAATTGTCCACAAATCTTTCAATCTTTAATGCAAACGATATATACTATAGGAAATCCTATATTTTTGAATATTTGGAACAGGCACGTAGATAGTGGCGGAATACAAATAGCAAACTATAATTTAAGGGATAAAAAACAAGGTGCTTGGCATCACGATGCAAGTGCTGATATAAGTATGGTAGTGCCTCTTAATACAGGCGATTACCAAGGTGGCGGAACTGAATTTTTAAAACGTGGTACAGTCGAGCCATTACCAACTGGCCACGCTCTAATATTTCCTAGTTTTACGCATATGCACAGGGGACTAGCAGTAGAATCAGGCAATAGATACTTATTAGTATTTTGGCTAAAATGTAATGAGGAATGAATTGAGCATGATAGATATTGAAAATCCAGGCGGTATAGCAGGTCTAGGTAGAGGAGAAGACACCATGCTTGCCCACGTAGCACCAGGAGAAATGGTTGTACCACCAGTGCTTTCTCCTGAAACACAAGAAACAATAAAAAAAGAAATGATAGCTGTAGGCTTAGATCCTAATCAGTATACAGTTGGCGATGGTATGTCTATCAACCCAATTACAGGCATGGCAGAGTTTGGTTTTCTTAAAAAGCTGGGTAAAAGTTTAAAGAAAGTAGTTAAAAAGGTAGCTCCTATTGCTGCGGTAGGTTTAGGAATAGCTGGTATTGGTGGCGTTGGACCGTTAGGAGGGTTACTAGGTAAAGGTGCAAGTGGGGCTACTACAAGCAAATTTTTTGGAGCAGGTGGTAAATTTAGAACAGGTCTTGGAGGATTATTTGGTGGTGGAGCTGGAGTAACAGATGCAACATCTACACAAAAGTTTTTTGGTAAAGGTGGCAGATTTAGAGAATTTGTTTTACCAGGAGAAGATAAAAAAGGTCTTTTTAAAAATATTTTTGGTGGAAGACAAGTTTTAACAGAAGAACAAATTGCTGAACTTAGTCCTGAAGAATTAGCTGTGTATCAACAATCAATGAATACAGGTCCTTTTGGAGGTAGATTTGGACCCTTCTTACGAGATAAATTTTTAGGCACCACAGAAGACCCAGGATTACTTAGAAATATAGTTGGTGGTGGTGTAGAAGACGGTGGACTCGGTGGCAACGCTGGTTTAATGGCTTTAGCTGCACTTTATGGTAAAGCTGTTAAAGAAGACTTTAAAGAAAAAGAAGGTGGACTTAAAGACATAAGACAATCAATCAGACCAGATCTTATGCCAGCACCAACTTTCACAGGCTTTGATCTAGGTATAAGACCTGGAATGAGTTATGGAGGCAGAATAGACGAACAAGAGCTTGATCTTCGTATGGGCGGTCCAAGTATAGGTCCAGGCACAGGTACAAGTGATGACATACCAGCTATGTTAAGTGATGGTGAGTTTGTTATGACATCTGCTGCAAACAATGGATTAGGTGGTTTTAAAATTACAAAAACTGAAACTGGCATAGAGTTAATACCAAATGGTGCACCAGATAGACAAAAAGGTGCAAAGAACATGGATAAACTTATGAAAACTTTTGAAAAGTTTAATGAGATAGGTAAAGTATGATACGAGATTTTAGAGCATCTATAATGGCACCTATAGGTGAGCCAATAAATATTACTGGTTTTAATCCAATATTTAATAGGCCAGAGCCGTTTGTAAGACCTTTACCACCGATGCAACCGCCACAATTACCACCTGTTACACCACCTCCTATTTTACCTCCTGTAACACCTACCGTTATACCACCACAACCACCGTCAATAGGTGGTATAGGGGGTATTAACCAGGATGTAAGACCTTTGGAAAAACCAATCATTCCACCCAAGCGTGATGATTTCATTTCTATAAACCTTGTTAACTCTGATGATTTAAGACAAAGACAAGCACTTGGCTTAACAGGAGTACCTGGTGTAGGCTCAAATAACTTTGCTACAACTCCTTTAGTTCCTGGACCACCAGCTGCAAGAGAACAAACAGGATTAACTGCTGCTGAATTATTAGAGCTATCAGACGAAGAACTAAGAAAATACATACCTAGAAAAACCATTGGGCAAGGAGTTGGTAGCACCGCAAGATCCTATGATGCTACACCAAGTCCAGAAGAGTTTAGAGAGCAACTACAAAGAGAATTAAATCCAGACCCTGGTTCTCGTGGTTTCTTGTTGGGACCTAGAAGATACAATCCAATAGATACAAGTCCACGACCTACACAAGATAAGCGTCTAGGTGCACTTTTAGATATACAAGGCACTGGTGGTAATCTAAGTCGTGAATTGCCACCAGGATTTACTCCACCGAATGTGGCTCCACCACCACTAATGCGCACAAATTACTCTGATAGATTTAGAGATATTCGACCTATTGATGGCTTGCCTCAAGATACTGGTCCTGCTCTTATCAAAACCCCAATACCTATAACAAACCCAGCACTTACAGTTGAGCCAGACCCTAGGCGTACAATTGGTACAATTGAACCAATGCCTACGCCTACAATTGAACCTGCCCCTACCACGCTAGCTGCAGTGGCAACAGATGTGGGGGCAGTACCCGATACTACTATGCCTATTGGTGCAATAGATCCAGTATTATTACAACAAGCGACAGCAGAAACATTAACTGATCCACTAATTAGATCATTATATTTTGGCACAGCAGACTCTCCTGGTTTCTTTCAACAACTTCAACAAGCAGGTGCAAACCTTATAGGTAGTGATGTACCTCTACAACAAACAGCAGGACTTACACCATTAGAAGTGCTTGCAAGACAACAGGCTGTAGCTGGTATAGGTGGTTTTGAACCATTCTTACAACAAAATAGAGAGTTAGTAAATCAAGCTATAGCTCAATCGAGAAGAGCAGAACAACTACAAGATCCATACTACACACAAGCAGAACAGATCTATCAAGACACTATGGGTGCTTATGATCCTAGTATGACACAACAATTTTTTAACCCATTTGAAGACGCTGTAGTACAACAAACCATATCAGATGTTTTAGAAGCAGGTGAGCAACAAGATATAGCTGCTAGAGCTCGTGAGATTGGTGCTGGTGCATTTGGTGGTAGTAGAGCAAGACTTGGTGCTATGGAGCGTAGAGAGGCGTTAGGTGAAGGCTTAGCACAAGCATTAGGCAGAATCAGACAACAAGGATTTAGTGAAGCACAAAGAACTGGTCTTGGAGAGTTTGCAAGACAACAACAGGCTAAAAGAACTGGTGCACAAGGCTTAATAGGTATTGGCACAGGTCGAGGTAGTGCAGCAGGAAACTTAGCACAAAGACTAGCTGGGTTTGGTGGACAAATGACTGATCTTGGTAGAACACAAGAACAATTAAGATCTGGACAAAGAAGAGAACTAGCAGGCTTTGGTGCAACAGGAAGAGGCATAGCCGAAACTGGATTAGGAAGAATATTTGAACAACAGATGGGACAACAAATGAGACCTTTGGGAGTTTTAGGTCAAATAGGTTCTATGTTACCAGGTTATCAAGCTTCTAAAACACAAATTGATTCACAATATGGTATGCCAACAGATCCTACTGCTGCTGGACTTGGTGCCGCATTTAGTGCGTACGGAGCATTAGCTCCAAGACAAGGAAGTAGTTAATGAACTTCATGAATCGTAAAATGTTTCAAAGTGGAGGCTTAGTAACTTATCCAGATGGTAGAACAGATAATATAACCGTTGAGGATTTTTCAAAACAAATTAGTCAATTATCAGATGCAGATTTATTTGCTTTAAGAAATAGTGCTGATGCTGGACAAATATTTATAAGTCCTAATTTAAAATCTATTTTAGATTCAGTAACTGATAGAAAATCAATACCAATTACACAAAATATAGGTCGTCCAGCAAGCATTTCTTCATTAGCTGATGTTGGCAGGATTGCAAAAGGACTATATCTACCAGCTATAAGTGGATTAACTAGACAAATATTTTCAGAAGAACAACTCGCTAATATGCCTGCTGTTAGATCAGTCGCCGAGTACGATTCTCCTTTCTATGGAGAGGGTATGCAAGGTTTTAGAGAAACAGCAGAAAGAGGTGGTAGGTCTGCTGAAGAACTAGCAGCAATATTAAAACCCTCTGTACAAGATTTTGCAGAAGAAGTTGATGAAATATCGACACCAGTTGTTGAAACAGAAGACACATTAGACATAGACATACCTACAAGTATGACAGATGTAGAACCAAAAACTTTTACACCTGATATAGATGCTATGAGTGAAATGTCAACGACTTTAGGTACAAGGTTTGAGCCTGGAAGCGTTGGTTTTGAAAGAGAACAAGGAAGAAGATTAGCTTTTGAACAAGACATGATAGGCAGAGATCAGTTTGGTAACATTATAGAAAGACCAGATGAAATACAGTTGCCACCTGATGTTAAAGATGAAATAGACAAAACTTTATTAGAAATAACACCTATTGAAAATTTAGTTGATGTCAATAAAACAGATGCACAATCAAAAGCTGAAAACTTGGTAAAGTTTGATCCACCAGAATTAAAACTTACAAAGGTTGATACCGAAGCACTGGAGGAAAGAAACATCGCAAAACCACCTCCTGTTGTAAAAGAAACTACTGGTATATTTGGTTCTGATAGATTTTTAGATTTTATTAGAAATGTTGGTGGTCAATTAGTTGCTACTGGTCAATTAGGTGAAGGATTAGCGGCTGGTGCAGCAAAAGCGTCTGAAGAAAGAGCAGCAAGAGATTTACTTGAAGAACAAGAAAAGAAAAAGTTTCAAAGAGAATTATTAATTGCAGGTATTAAAGCAGGTGATGTTGATAAATTAACAGCATCAGATTTTGATAAAATTAATAATAAAGAGATAGAAATGGAAGCAGACATCAAAGGCTTTGAAAAAAGCGGTGAAACACTTAAAAATCTTAATTATATAATTAAAACATTAGGAGAAGGTGGGGCTACAGGTTTACAAGGATTTTTTGGCGAAGCTACCGATATGATTGAAGCAGCCATACAAAGAAATGAAGGTAAACCATTTGAAAAATTAAGTCCAAGAACAAGAGCAAATGCTTTACTTAACGTTTTAAGACAAGCAAACGTTAGGGAAATATTAGGTGAGTCTGGAAAAACTATTTCTAATTTAGACAGACAAATAGTAGAAGAGGTTTTTGGTGATATTAAAATTACAACCCCGTTAGCAGTATCTATCCAAAAACTTAAAGATAGTAGAACTAGAATTATAGGTACGATGAACGAACAAAAAGGTAAAATTGCAAGCTATGAAAATTATTTCAAAAATGTTGGATATGACTCACCAATATTAGCAAATCGTAAATCTGTAATTGATATTATAAAAGCTTTCACTCCAGACATGGCTTTAAATTTTATGCTGGATTCAAATGATTTTTCTAATCAAACTGGCATAACAGATATTACACTTCAAGAATAATGCCTAGATTTAGAGTAGCAATATCACAAGGAGTTGCACACATTGTTGATGCAGCTAATGAAGACGAAGCAAGAAAAAAAACAAGAGCTGAAATAGCTAAAGGTGCTGTATCACCATTTTATGATGAACTATTCTTTGATTATGAAACTGGTGTAGATATTAAAGAATTAAGACAAAAGCTAGGCAGAGCTGAAACACTTTCAGAAGAGAATGTAGTATTAGAGCAAATTTTAAACAAAGTACAAAAAAGCGAGTCAGCAACTGAACAAGAAGATATTATGGATAATGAAGTTGGTCCAGCAGGTTACGTAAGAAACACCAAAGGACAACTTGCTTTAACACCATATGGATTGGAATTGTTAGGACAAGAAGTTAAAACCAGAGAATTACAAGATGGCATTCTC